TGGAAGGTGTTAGGGTTGATTGCTCTAACTTGCTGTAATGGAACGTAAGGACAGTAGAATAATCCTGCGTCATAAGGTGAAGTACCTTTGTATCCTGCAACATAGAAGTGCTTGTCTGCTACGTTTGCTGAATATGGGTCAACGTATACCTTGATGCGTCCGTTAAGTGTACCAACAAGAGTTGATGAAGTATCGTCTACACCAGTTAGAGGGTTGTTACCCTGTAATCCTGGAGCGTAGTCTAGAACTCCTGCCATACCTAGGGCAGATGCAACGTCTGCAGAGCAGATCATGATGTTGCCCTTCCCGCGACGAGTTTCCTGTCCGATAGCGTTAGCGTCTCTTTCTATCTGGAATAATAGTCCTTTGAACTTCTCAACTGACCATCTACCATTTGAGTCAACGTCTAGGTCAAAGATACCTGCAGTAGCAGTGTTGTTTTGTGCACCTTTTACAGCGTTTGTGTAAATGGTTCTAACAACTTCTCTGTTGATCTCAGCAAGGATCTCTGTTGACAGAATGTTTGACAACTCTTGCTCGGCATCAAGACCATGAATCGCTTTCAAGTCCTGAGCAAGCTCGATGCTGTACTCTGCCTTTAGTGCTCTTGCTTTAGCAGTAACAGTTACCTTCTCGATTGCGAATCCCATCTCGCGGAACTCGCTACCTGATGTGGCATCGTCAAGTGCTTCAACAGTTGCTGTTGACATACCTTCAGCATCACCTGTCTTCTCGTAAGTTCCAGGAGAACTATCGTTAAGAACAGCAGGGTTGTTGCCTTCAGCGTCGTTATTTGCTGAACTTGAGGCACCTGGATCGTAGGATGTACCTGCACCACCAGAGAAACCTGCGTTTGGTTCGTTGAAGAATGCTTCATCGTAACCTGATGCGTTAGGATCTCTTTCGGAACCGTAGTTAGTTCTCATTGCAAAGATAAGTCCTGTAGGACCTGTCATTGGTTGAACACCTGCAATGTCATATGCAATAAGCATAGGCATTGATCTTCTGATCAATGAGATTAGAACAGGGTCGAAACCTGCAACTGGACCTGTTGCTGTAGAAGCACCAGTAAATCCTGTTGTTTGAAGAGTCTCAGAAAGGATTTGTCCTTCTTCGATCTGTGCTCTTTCTTGGTTTTCTAAAAGTTGTGCGACAACACCTTTCTTGTATGTGTCACCGATCTCAGGGAGAGCGTCGTGATTCAGAACGGGTGCCCACTTCTCTTGTAGTTTTTGTACAGTCATTTGTACTGTTATCTCCTTTTGAAGTAGTAATTTTGTTTAATTATTTGGACCAACGAGCGATTGCATCAACGTATTTCGACATTGTGCCACTTGTTGTAGATTCGACAAGGGGTTGTGATCCTTCTTCGGTGGGTTCCTTCGCTGACTCAGCGATCTCAGCCTTCCTAGTGAAGTATGATTCCTTAATCGTTTCGACTTTCTTACGGAAGTCTTCTTCATTTTCAAACTCAACACCCTCTGCTAATGATGCTAGTTTCTCCTTTTGGGTTTCTGCTAGACCAACAGCGCATTCGTTCACGATTTCCATTTTAACAAACTCTCCAATTCTCTTATTTAAAGATACATTGGATTCGACTGTTTCGTTGAGTTTCTTTTCCATTTCATCTAACTCTCCAACCATACCGTCAAGTAGATTGAATTTTTCCTCAGGCACGCTAAAGTTGTGCTCTAAGAAAAGCTCTTTTAGACCGTTGAAGAATGATTCACTCATCTCAGTCTTAATACCGTGCTCGACTTGGAGACTATTCTCTTTCATCCAAGTGTCTGCAGCATAAGATAAGTAGTCATCAACCTTCTCGGCTAATTCTGTTTTGATTTTCTCTACCTCTTCGGTTAGAGATTCTTCAAATGCTTCTTGCAACGCTTTTACTTCGTTGTTCACTTTTTCTGTGACCACTGCCTCGAAGATCGTTACTGCTTTTGCTCTGAACTCTTCTGAGAGGTCTTCACCAGAGACAAGAGCGTCAACATCTTGAGTAAAGTCGTACTTGGTTTCAGTGATTGCTTCTTCTTCATTTTCTGCATCCTCCATTTTAGCGGAAGCATTACTAGGTTTGGTGGATAAAGATTTAGATCCTTCGTGTTTTACTGCACCTGCAGCAGAAGCACCTGCGTTCTTAGTTCCTTTCGCACCTTCCATGGAATCAGTGTCAACAGAGATAACTTTCGCAGCACCACCTTTCGATGTATCGATTGGTTCGCCTGGTTTTGCATCTTTGTTAACCGCAGTTTTAGATTGGGTAGTGCCTTCGGTCACTTCTTCCATATCATCAAGATTTTTTTCGAGGGTCTCAGCCATTTTTTGAACTCCGTTTTTGCTTTAAGCGTTGTCTGTATTTATTTATAAATCATAAACTCTTTAAAAACTTTTCAAACGCGGAAACTTTGCGTTCTTGCAAGTTTATCAGAGTTGCTTGATCTATTTCTTGTTTGATTTGTTGAACAGCAGACTCTTTAAGTATGCCATTATCCCAAATCCATTCTTTTCCTTCCATAATACCATCCACAAATGCGTCAGGTGCTGAAGGATCTGCAACAATATCTGCTGCAGTTGCGAGCATAAAGTCATCCATAACGACATTACAGTTTTCTTCCTTTCGGATTGAACCCATGCCACGGGATGATACTCCTAGTTTTACGCCCTCGTCTAGCAATGACTTGGCGATTTTACCTGAGGGTGTTTCAAGTAACTTTGCTTTACCAATAAAGTTATTACCTTCTTCTTTCAATGAAAGAATCTTGTGTGAAACACGATCAAGGTTGATGGATGGACCATCAGGATGCCCTAACTCTCCAAGGGCACGCCCTTTTTGAATGTAGTTCTCGCTGTATTTAGCAACTTCGTTCTGCAAAGTTTTGAATGGATACATTCTGTTATTGCGGTTTTTGATTTCCGCTTGCAAGAATACACCTTCAATGAAGTAATTCTTCTTGCCATCTTTCTCTTCAGAGAGAAAGTCAACAGTTGTAATCTCTTCAGCTATCAGTCTCATCTTTTGGTTCCTCTATTGGTTCTTGTTCAGCAGTTGGTGGATCGATTGAAGAAGGTGCTGTATCAACAGGTTCTTCTTCTGAGGTTTCAACATTACCTTGTGTTGGTTCTGGTGGTGCCTCAGTTCCGTCAGGTAGATTGTCTGCAATCTCATCTGCAGAATCCTGTGCGGTATCATCCAACTCAAATCCCATAGTCTTTGCAAACTCAAGTTTTCTTGCTTGAATCGCGTCGTAAGCTTTTGCTGATAAAGCATCTTGTACTGAATCAACTGCTTTTGCTTTTTCGTCACCAAATATTTGATTGACGATCTGTTGTGCAATTTCGCTAGTCATAATAACTCCTACTGTATACTATTTAGCATTTAGATCTCTCCTCTGCGTGCGTCGCTAGGATCGGGTTGCGGAGCTTCCTCATTGGGTGCTCCTCCTGCCTCTTCTGGAGGGGCAGCATTAGGATCCATAGAAGGATCCATTTGCGCTGAAGGATCAGGTATAACACCAGATTCCATCTCAGATTCAATCTGTTTGTCAATTTCCTTTTGCTCTTGTGTTGTTTGCTTAAGAACTTGTGTTCGTATATACTCAACTGAGAAGTATTTACCAACATAAGGATCCATTACGTTGACCTGATTCATCCTTTCATTACGGATCTCAATCTCCTTGAGTTCTGTAAAGTAGTTATCAGCAATGTAATCATACTGGATATGTTCTTTCATATCCTCCCATTCTTCCATGGAGATTACACCTTTCAGAATGAGTTGTGTTTTTAAGAGATCATGGAATAGTTCTGAGAATCTCTTGCGGAGACGTGCGATGAACTTCTGGAACTTTACTTCGTCCCTAGTAATTTCAGCAGCACGACCAATGTTGAAGGTAGTTTCTGTTTCTAACCTTGAGCTTGGAACGTTGAGTGCTTTGTATAACTTCTTCTGGAAGTATTTGACGTCCTCAAGTTCTCCAAGATTTTGTCCACCTGGGAGCGTAGTGATCTCAGTTCCTCTACCGCCTTCCCTTCTGGGTAACCAGAAGTCTTCGAGCATGGACATGAACTTTTTATCATCTTTGATTTCTCCTGTGTTTGCATCATACACTAACTTGTTACGATACCTACCCATAAC